CGTGTCGAGTTCGTCAACGCCCGAGTGCATAACCTCGTAACCGACGATACGCGCGGGCCTGTCCATTGTCCGCATGATAATTTCGCCCGCGCCTTCAACGCGTATCATGGGCGTGTTAGACTTGACCGTTTTGTACGGTATGTTGTCGGCTGAAAGTTCTTCCTCCCAACGCGGGAAGGCAATTGTATTCACAAGGTCGTATGTGGGCAAGTAATATGCAATGTTCCCCATAGGGTACATGCACTTAAGTATTTTCAGGCGCGTAATCAGCGCCTTTGTCTTGCCGCTACCTAGTCCCCCAACGAACGCCGGAAATTGCGCTTTGGTGGCGACTAGGTCAAACTGCGGCCCTGTTAGCAGTATGTCCGTCGCCGGGGCTGTCATCGGTGTACTTCATAATGTTATAGACCGGCAGTCCGTTTCCGGCGGGCTTTTCAGGGGGCGGCGTGTCAGTCAGCAAACCGTTGAGTTTGCCGATACTGTCTAAAATGTCTTTGTGCGCTTTCTTCTCTTGAAAGTTCATAGTCTTGTTGCGGTACAGTGCAACGTATGCACGCTGCAACTGTTCTTTGGTAGTGATAGCGCCGTAATCGTCGTCACCTTCGTAACGGTATTGGTCGCGAAGTGCGATTACCTCACTGTCAAATTGCCATTGCGAACCGGCCAGGCCCCCGCGTGCGACCGCGTCAGGCAGGCCCTTGAATGTCTCTAGACCCGCCCATGTTGCCGTCTGTTCGGGGTTGCGAGCCCACAACCTCGCGAACTTGTCGCGAAGCGCGGCCCGGTCTTCATCGGGCCGAAATACGACGGACGGCCAAGCGGTCATACTGTTAGTTAGCGCGGTTTGACCATTCGCGCAACGCGTCAACTTTCGCGGCGCACACGTCCCGTTGTTCGCGGGTGTCTGTTAGCTCGTCAATCACGTCGCCAACGTCGTACAGCGGGGTTTGCGAGACGGGACAGGGCGCGACCATGTCAGCCGGGGGGACAACCCGAACGTCGCGAAACTCAACGATTGGGGGCGTTGAGGGCGTCGCGCAAGCTGTCAGGCAGAGGGGTAGTAAGCAGGTCAGCAACAGCCGGTTCATTGGCGGCAATCTCCCGAATGATCGTACGGGTACGGTCAGCTTTTGCAGCGACGGCCCCGACCGCTACAGTAAGCCGGTCGATTGCGGCAAGGTCAAGCTTTCTGTTCGCTTCAAGCCTGGCGATTGTTTCGGCGTTGGCTTTGTTCGCGCCGCGAAGGTTGGCGGCTTCCTGTTGCAGCGTTTCGTACTGCGACCGGCTCAACTTCAGGTCAGCGACAACGGTTGTGTAATGCCAGTATGCGAGCGCCAGCAACAGCGCGACACCGCCCGCAATCCATAGCTTAACCGATGACGACACGAACGTTGACCTTCCGTTTGCGGCGTTCGCAGTATTGCGCCCGAATGCACTTCAAGCAATCGGTGTTCTCGCCATTGATACAGGCAAGCAGCCTGTCAAGTTCTTCGCGTTTGGCTTGGGCGTCTAACTCTACTGTCTTCACAAGCGCCGCTTGTTGGGCGCGCGTACCATACGCAGACTTGTTTACGACTGAAAGCAAACCGGCCATGTCAAGCAGTCCTGTTTAGCGGAACTTGTCAAGCGTCGCGATTGCTTGCGACAGCTTTTCAACACAAGCGATACCCTCAAGTATGCGGGCGTCTTGAGCCTTAACATAGAGCCCGTGAACTTTCCAGAGGGCAAGGCAAAGCCCTAGAATAGCAGCGCCAGGCAGGCCCGCCCCTAGTAAACTCTCAACGAACCCTGCGGTTGCCTGATCCATGCCCACAAACCCCTTAGAGCGCCATCTAGGGCCGCGCTATGCCATTGCAAGGGCCGTCGCTCGCGCGTCGTCAACCCGGTTCGTCCATCCCTTACCGAATACCGGCCAATCGTCAAGGGTTCGCATGTACTGCAACCGAACGTCGCACACGTCGTTGATAGTCTCATGTACGCCGAACTTCGCAACATGTTCCTGTACAGCCTTGATTGTGAGCGGGCCAGGTTTCCCGTCAGCTTTGGCGTTGACAGTCTTTTGCAGGTACTTGACCGCCCGTGACGGGCCGCTGTTCAAGGCGAAGTCAAATACAGCGAAGTCAAGGCCCTTGGGGTAGTGATCGGCGTTGCACTCGTCCCAAAAGTCAACTTGATAGATTGTACGCACTTCGGCTTGTTCAATCTGTCGCACGTCGCGAAGGGGCTTGCCTTCCCTGCGTCTGTACCTGTTGTAACTCATTTGGGTTACGCCGAAGTTCGTTGGCCCGCCGTTGTCTGCCGGGTGATTGACGTAACCGCCTTCGCTAATGCGTGACGCGTCGTAACAGGCGTTGAAGTTGCCGAGCATGTGAACCCCTCAAACGGAAAACCCCGCCAGCATTACACTGGCGGGGCTCCCATGCAAGGGTCGGGCGGGTTGGGGGGTTCCCGATTGTCCCTGCTAGGTCGTTAGGCGGCGGGGGCCGCTTTTTTCTTCCGGGGCTTCGCAGCCGCCGGGCCGTCAGCGTCAGCGGCGCGGGTGACGACAAGGCCGTCAGTCGGCGGCGTGAAGCTTCCGTACGCCTTGCCGCCGGTCACGACAACCGACGTGAAGCGCGACGCGCTCGTACGTTCGACCGCGCGCATGGCAAGCTTGGTCGCCCGGTTCGGGTGCTTGACGCCCGTAACAATCGGGAAGAACCAACCTTGGCCGATGGACAGCGCCGTCAGTTGCGCGGTCAGCGGGTTCGCCTTCGGCGTGCGAGCGGCGCGGGCGGCTTTCGGGGGCGCTTCAAAGCCGGTAACGGCGAAGCCGATTGGCGCGGGGGCGGTAGCGGTCGTCATGGCGGGGGTATCCTGTTTCGGTTGCGCGTTGGCGGTATTGCCGAGCGCGGCCCTGCCTGCATCCGTTGCACGGGCTGCAATGTCAAGACCTTTCTTCATGGCTTCGTTGGTTTCAACGAAACCGTCAGCGACAAGCGCCTTAAGCGCCGCGCCGTTGGCTTTGACCATTGCGTACCCTTCGGGGGCGTTCGCAATCTTGGTCAGAAGTTCGGATTGTTTCGCGTCCATAACTGTTGTGTCCTTTCCTGTTGTTGACACGTCTTCGTTTGCGATTTGAGTAGCATACAAGTGTCATGCCACGCGTCAAGCCTCGTCACGCGAGAATTTTAGCGCCAGGTCAACGCTTGCTGTAATGCGCTGCAACTGTTCGGCAAGTTGGTCTTCCCGTATCAAGTCGGCTGTCTCTAGGAACGCCGTCAAGAGCCGTTGAACCGTGTTAAGGGTTTGGTACAGCGAACCGCTTGCACGCAACAGGGCAACGTACCGGGGGTCAGCCCGCCCAATGATTACGTACTTGCCTGGCGAGCCTGTAACAATAAGGCCGTCAGGCGTAGCGGCAAGCCGCAAGTCAAGTATTTCGTCGTGCGTTAGGGTGCAGTTGCCGTCAGCCATTTGTACGCCATTGCGATAAGCAGCCAAATCCCAAGCGACGCAGCGAGCGCAAGCAAGCAGCCCGTACCCTTGTTCTGATCGTCTGGCATGTTGTCCCCGCCCGAATGTGCAGGGACATTTTAAGCACTTGTGCCATTACGGCGCAACCCGTTCCGGGGCGAATTGTTCCGGGTCGGACACGTAACCGGCGATTTTCAGGTAATCGAGTATGGCCGCGATAGCCTCCCGGTATCCCTTGGCTTCGCGCCAGGCGTACCGTTGCTGATCGCAGTACGCGGCAAACTCTTTTTGTTCGGGCGACATACCCTTGCCGCCCTTGACTTTCTTAAGTTCGATATACAGCCCGGCGTATTGTGGGCATGTCACCGGCAAAAACATGTCATGCACGCCAGCCGTAACACCCGCCGCTTTGTCTCGCGCGCCGTGTACTGCGTCGCCGTGTCCCTGATTGTGTACGGCATGAAGCCAACGGACGATAGGCAACCTGCCCACAACCGCATGACGCCAAAAGAATACCGCCGCCTGTTCGCCCCATTCTGTACCTGACTTGGTCAGGCTTGCGTACCCGACTGTCACGGCCCGCACTCGCGCGTGTTGTCTGGCCTGGCTGACGACGTGTTGCACACTGGCGTACTGCCGACAATGTACAGCCCTGCTAGGATCAAGGCAATCAGTAGCAGGTTAAAGCGGTGTCCCTTCATTTACGCTGTTCCTCTTGTATGCGTTCGTTGATTTGGTCAATGCTAAATTCGGTGTTCTCGATTGCCTTACGCAGTCTTTCACGGTCGGCAATGTCAGCCCGGTTGAATTGCGTACGGTAGTGCGCCAGTTCAACGCGTGTACGGTCAAGGGCGCGTAGCAAGTCGTTGATACGGTCTTGCTTGTCGTTGAGCCGGGGGACAACGATAACACGCCTGAAAGGAAGTATTTTAGCCGTACGCTTTTCGTCAGTCACACGAATACGCCCCTGTTTGGCCCGCCGAATGGTAGCGCCGCAAGAGGCGGGCCGTTATGGTAGTGCGTTCACGCCCGCTTCAAACGCCAGGCAGGCCGTCGCAAGCAATTGGTGTTCGGCTGCGGTCAGACTACGGCCCAACGCTGCAAACTTGCTCGTACGATTGCTGTACGCAGTCTGCGAACGCAAGCCTAGCAGGTTGCCTGTCAGTACAACGCTCGCCGTGTTGGCCGTCCCAATCTGTACGCCATTCTTGTACAGTTGAACGCAGCCCGTTCCGCTCGCCGCGCTGCGGTTGACCGCAGTAACGCCCCGGCTGTCAGTGCATGGCCCCGACACGTTGCCCGTACCGTTGATACGACACGTTGCAAGGTCGGACCCGTTGCGCGCTAACAGTCTAAGGTCAGCACTTCCGCTAATGCCGAGTGACGCGCCGCCGGTGTTGTTCGTATGATCCATACCAATCAAGCAAGCGGTGTTCTGCTTGAAGTTGGTAAGGCTCCCGCCAATGTCGCGGTTGTAATCAATGTAATCGTCAACACCGTCGCCGGTAAAGCCCTGCTTGTACACATGCCCGACCGTACCAACGAGTGTCACGGCCCCGGCTGCAACGAGATTAAGCCCCGCTGCTTGTGCGTCGTGCAAGTTATGCCAGTAAGCGCCGTCGAGTTTGGACAGTACGCCGCCGTCGCGTACTGCCCGTACCCAATCGTCAAGCAAGTCAGCCAACGCTTGTGTCGGCTGCGAAGTCATGCGCGCCAGGATTGCGAGCGTTTCCGGTATGGCCGCTTGGCGGGCTACGCCGCCGACAAGCCTAACCCTGCGTCTGTCCTGTCTCGCCATGCTTCACCCGCTTAGGTCGCCAGTTGGATTGCAAGCCGTGTCGCACATATTCGGCGTTTTGTACACGCCGGTAAAAGGCTTGTTTGGCGTCTTCTAGGGCTTCCGGCGGGAATGTGACCGCCTCGCCCTTACCCGGTTTGGGGCGCACGAAGCGCCGTCCCTTTCTCGTCATATCATTCGCCCTTGAAGTATTTACGGCCCCGGTCGGCTTTGTCGCGCTGTTCTTCGGTAATGCCGAGGTTGTCAGCCAGGCGAGCGCGTGCAAGGTCGCTGTCGGTTGGTCCGCCTTCAAGTACCGTACGTTCGGTTGCAAGGTTGCGGTTGTTGGCGTCGTGTTCCGTAAACGCGTTCGGGAACCTGGCGCGCAACTTGGCAATGTTGATTGCCTCGTCTTCACCCCATGCGAAGCCGCACGCCTTCGCCAGTACAGCCATGTACCATTTGGCGTCCCCGACTTCCTCAACGACGTTGACAAGGTCAAGCGCCCTGTTCTTTGTCATTGCCTTGTACACGGCTTCAAGCAGTTCGCTTGCTTCCGTAGCAAGTCCAATGACGCCGTGCAAAATGTGTTCGGCGGTCTTGGGGTCCGGGTGCAGCGCGGTCAGCATTTCGCGCCAGATTGTATCGGCTTCGGCGTCAGACGGCGGCGGTATCTTGAAGTCGCGCCCGTAAAAGAGGCTTTTCTTGCACTCGTCAAGCGCGTCGCCTGCACTGATCGCAGCCCGCATACGCGTAACGAACGCGCCAGGGTTTACCTTGTCAGTGTGAAACTGATTGGACAGCGTAAGCGTCGCTTCAGCGACGTAGTCAAAGGTTAGGCCGGTCATGTGTGATAGTCCCCTGTTGAGTTAACGAAGGGTCAGAAGAACACATAAACCGACTGCCCACAACCGGGCTCGCCTAGAGGTAGAACAACGCTAAGGCGAGTAATGCAACCGGCGGGAGAATGACCCCGGCAACCCTAAGAACGAAGTATGTACGTTCGCCCATTCACGCCCCCTTGTTCGGTCGTGCGTTGCTGTAATTCGGTTCGTACCCTGCGGAGCGTAACACCTTGTCGGCTGTCTTGTATGTCGTGTTCACTTCCGCAACAATCGCTTTCATAAGCCAACCGTCCAAGTGTCGGTTGATTATGTCAGCCTCTTTAGCAACCCGCGCGCTTACGACATAAGGCCGGGTAATACTTTTTGTGCGCCTTTTGCGCTCGCGAGCCGGGCTTATGACGTACCCCGCATTCGCACGCGACCCGGCCCGCTTGCGTATTCTTAGTATGTGCTTGTCGTTTGTCTTCAGCGCCCGCAACAGTTCCGCCCGGCTTATACGGGTAAGGGACATGTCGCCTGGCGTAGTCAAGGGCTCGCTGTCGGGCGGCTGCTGTTTCTGCGTCATGGTCATACGCGACCGTTCTAGCTGTTGTCACTCGGTTTGTCTCGCGTCAGGGCTTGAAGGTTGTACAGCAACAGTTGCGCCGTGCTGACGTGATCCTGCAAGCGGTCGTGCAAGTCCTGTATTGCAATGTAATCAAGGGGCGCGTCAAGTGCGCCGTGCTTGACTGCATTGTCCTTAAACCTTCCGATTGCCAAGCGCAAGGGCGCGGCCTTACGGGACAGGTCAGACAGGCGGGCTAGGGCCTTCGTTGCGGCTTCGGTCATTGTCTCTGTTCCTGCTGAAGTCATGTTCAAGCGTCGCACCGTCTGCGTAAAGAATGCAAACGCGTTCGCGCTTGTCCCGGTGCATGGCCCTATGTCGTGCGACGCCTAGCGAGTGCAAAGGCTTCTGACAGGCATAACACCAACATTCTTTAAGCCTGGCCGTCATAGAAAGTACACGTCGTACTTGACGTGATCTATAACGACGTAAAAGCGGTCGATTGCGACCGTACCCGCATACTTGTATATGCGCCGCCATTTGCGTTCAAACTTGAGGTTGTACGCCGTGCGGTACTTGGTAGCGTTGCCGCTTTCCTGCAACTCGCATGTCGTCGGGGGCTCGCTTGAACCCCATTCAATCCGCGCCTTTGACATGTCACACCGCCCGTTCAATCACTCGTACGATAACGTCGTACCCGTATTCGTCCTTACCGACTTCCGCCAGCAATGCGAACATGACGTTGCACTTGACGGTATGGTCAAAGACTTCGCGCGCTGCTTTCTCGCTGCGGAATTGCTTTGTTGTCGGTACGCCGCTTTGGCGGCTGACACTCGTAACCCGGAACATGTCTAACCCCTTTGAATGACTACCGTGTTGCGGTCTTCGCTTCCATGCAAAATCCAGGCAACGTTACCGTCGCCGTCAACAACGCGCCATTGCTTACGCTGGAACGTGCGGGCGTTCTGCACACACGCAAGCAGCGCCCCGGCTTCGGTGTCGTGCATGTTGTACAGCGTCCAACCTTCCGACCAACCGTTTAGGCCGGGCTTGTGTTCGCGGTAGTATTGGCAATCGTACTTCATGTTCACATGTTCCTGTACTTGTCTATTTCGGCGTTCATATGCTCAACGTATCCGCCGGGGTTACGTTCAAGTATGCGGTTCGCCGTCGCTTCCGCCGTCTGCCGGGCTTCCTCGATAGTACAGCCGACAACAGCCGCGCTAATCGCGTTCGCCAGTTGCAGGCGCTTCCCGTTGATTGTCTTGCGCGTATTCATCGGTCATACCTCGCGTTCACTTGCTCTGTCAGCCATTCAACTTCCCTTTCGGTCAGTTCAAAGGCGACACCGTCGCACATGGCGTACACGGCTTCGGCCCCGGCATAGATACCAACGTCGGGTTCTGCCTCTTGCCATTCAAAGAACACTTCAAGTTCGTACGACGTGTCGTCGCTGTCGTCGTCAAGGCGTTCGCGCTCAAGTGTGATTGACATTGATTGTTCGCGCATGTCCGTTATTCCTTCACCGGCCAAACTTGTTTAAGCGTCTCGGGATCGTTGACGCTGACGTGTACAGCGTCGCCTAGTTGGAATTGGTAGTCAAGCGCAATGTGTTCCGCGTCAGCGAACACGTACCGCGTAGCGTTGGCCGGTTCACGGGTCACGCCGAATATGTTGTTGTCGGTCGGCTTGGCCCATTCGGTAAAGCCGTTGACGAACCCATGTTCAACCGGCTTTGACCAAATCTTGACAATGTACGACATGTGCTTGTCTTCCTCTGCTTGTGCGATCATAAAAGCACGGCCAGGCTGACAGGTCAAGCGCCTATGTCAAAGTATTTTTGTATTCGCTAGGAATGTCGCCCGCGCAAAGCCCCGTGCTGTTGCGCTGCGTATGTACTTGGTCTTGGCGCTCTTGCCGCCAAGCTTGGCGAATTGTTGCGAGCCCTGTACGCCGTTGTCGTACTTGATAACGAGCGGTTCAACGCGCTGCTTGTCAGGCATGACGAACCCGTTGCCTGTCCAAAGCCAAGTATCTTTAGTGTACGCGTCGCGCGGTGCTATGTACTGCGGGAAGTCCGGGTGTGTGTCATCCTGGGGCAAGTACCCGCCGTACTCGCAAGGGTCAAAGCGGTAGTCAAAGCGGCGGTACATGGTCGAGATTACCGAACGCGGGTTTTCGCTCATATGCGGGGCGTTCAATGCCTCTGCAATGCGCCCCGGTACGCGCCAGAGTGCAAGGGCCTGTTCCTGAAAGGCAGGGTTGCGGGCTCGCTTGGCTGCGAAGTGCTTTGCACCGCATACGGCTAGGTCGTCGCACGGGCCGAACCCAAAGACCATGTCAACGGGGTCGTCGCCTGCAATCTCGCGTACGAAGTCTAGCCAAAAGCTGAAGTAGCAGGGCGACAGGTCGCCGCCGTGCTTGTGTATGCTCCCGCCCTTGTCACCCCATGCGGTGTAAGCGTCGTCATTCTGCATGTCTATAATGTGGCATTCGTACCCGGCTTCAGCCCAAGGCCGTACCATGTACCCGCTTGCGTCAAAGAATGAGAAAACTAGACGGCGCTGCATTACATTCCCATTTTCGTATAAGCTTGGTCAAATGCCCACATTTCGAGGTTGAACGCAAGCGACATGCCTTCAATTTCAATCGGGGCGTTGTGCGCTGCAAGGTACGCGTCAAGCTTGTCAATCCAAGCCCAAGGGCCGGTAAACTTGTTCGCGCCGCCGTGTCCGTCATTCGACAGCGTACCGATGCACTGACCGTCAACGTACAGCGCGGCGGTAAAGCAAGGCGTCTCTTGCGTCATGCGCTTGAAGGTCTTGAGGTTCTTAAGAACGATATTCATTGTGTCTGTTCCTCTGTCTGTACGCATTACATACGTGCATGTCGTACGCATGTCAACAGGGTCGGTACAACTATTTTGTACAAGGGCTGTAATTCGGTGCAATTAGGTCGCTTGTCAGCTTCAGCGTGTCAGGTTGGCCGTGTCTAGTATGGAATAGTGTAAACCCATACTATGCAAAGAATTGCTGTTTTTCCCGTGTTTCCTGGCAGTTTCTTCTAAAAATAGTATAATAGTATAATAGTATATCAAGAGGATAAGTTAATTCGAGGAATTAGGAATTGGAATTGGTCGGAATTGTTCGGGTATGTGAGGGGGGCCATACTACCGTACTATATACTATTTCTAGGCCGTCCCGAATTAGGAATTGACCCGAATTACCAACCGAAGGCGAAATGCGCCGACAAATAAATTGCAGCGATCAGCAGCCCTGTAATAGCTGCGTACATGCGTTTGCGCGCTTCAGTGTGGGCAATCCGCTTGTTACGGACTTCAGCGCCAAGCATGGCGGATACAGCAAGCGTCGCGTTATCGGCGGCTGTAAAGTCTCTGCGGTCTTTCTTACCGAACGTGCTCATAATGGGTACTATGCACGACAAATGCCAACAAACCGTTAATACGGCGGGGCTTCGTGTACTCGCACGATTGTACGCCAAAGGTCGTCGGCGGGGCGGAACATGTCGTATTGTCCGTCGTATTTGATACGTTCCGTGCGCTTACGTGCAAACCATATGATTGCCTGAAGTTGGTTCGGTACTAGCCCTTCGGTGTTAGCAATCCGTTTAGCAGCGGCTGCAATTCGCTCGTATTCGGCCCGGCTTTTTACAATCGCCTGGCGCATGGTCATTTTGCGCGCGAGGTATGCGGCCTTCATATGTCCGTCAATCGTCACGGGTTGCGGGTCTGTCGGGTCAAGTATGTTGAAGTAAAAGCTTCTGATCTTGAGCCCGCGTACGGTTCCCACAAATGACGCTTCGCCCTTCGCATAGGCGAGCGCCCGGCGCTTGCAATGGCCGTATGTCGAGACGGTCACGCGTTCCGGGGGCCTGCATTCACGCGCGCCCTGTAGCACGCTCGCCAGGCTGCGGAGATTGCCGAAGTAATCGTTGTTTGGGGACAGGGCGACAAAGGCCGCTGTCGTGCGCTCTAGGTCAATGCCGTAGTGTTCGGCAAACTCGCGCATAACCTGGTTGTACCTGGCGTATGCAAGCAGCCCTTCGCGGCGGTCGTCTGCGTCGGCGCGTTCGTACATTGCACGAAGGTTGCGCCCGCCCTTCACCTGAATACTTCCGGCCTTACGACGACGTACGCTTTGCTGTATGTGCCGTGCTGTTCAAGCATTACGGGCTTGGCGACTTCACGTATGATATCGCCGTCAAGCAGGTTTTGCACGGCTCGCTTAAGTGCAGCGGTTGCGCCGATACGATCATTGCGGAAGGCTGCAACCTGCAAGCAGCGGCGCGACAGGTAGCCTTGTTCAATGACCCCGGCGGCGTGTAGTGTCTGGCGTGCGTCGTACTTCGCGACCTTCTCATAAGGCGCTTGCATGTATTCCGCTATCTTGCTCTTGACGTATTCAAGTTGCGCCTGTTCGTTGCCGTCTTCGCGTCCAATCTCGCCGCGATCAAATCGGCCAAGCAGCGCGACAATTTCGTTGTGTACGATATCACACGCCCATTGCATACAGTGTTCGTCAATGACCGGCGTGTACGGATGAATACCGACAGCAACAAGCGCCGCCAGCTTCAGCGCCTTGACGTGCGCCCTGTTCCATAGCTGGCGGTTCACGTCTAAGCTTGTGCTGTTGATTTGGCTGTCTGCGTACTTGTCAAAGCGTGACGACACAACCTTACCTTCGGCGGTGAAGTCAACGTTGACGACTGCACCTTGCGCCATAAGGCTAATCGAGTAGTGGCATACTTCGGCTAGGCGCTGTATCAGCCAATCGGGCGGGATTTGTGCGCCGTGTGCTTCGTTGAGCGGGGGACGCGGGCCGGTGTATTCGGTAGTTAGGAAGCGAGGCAACAGGCCGTCTGCAATCAGGCTTTCGTCAAGCGCGCTGTACAATGTGCTTGGGGTTGTCTCGCCAATCATGGTCAGGGCGGGCGAACGTATCAGCGTCGTATTCTTGTCCTTATCGCTGTACACAATCGGCTTGATTGATTGGCCCGCGCCGCTCTTGTTATACAGGTCAAGCAACATACGCTTGATACCAACGTCAACGCTGCTTGCGTGCTTGCTCGCCATTTGCTGCATTCGCAAGCCAAATTCACCCGAGACGACAACGCACGACGGCGAGCGTACAAGGGCTTTGATAAGTGCTTGCGCCGATGCAAAGTCACCGGGGCCGATAAACTCGTCAGCGCCTTTAATCGTCTGCGTTACGCGGTTGAACAGCTTGTCAATGCCGCTGCTGATTGCTTCCTTACCTGTCCCGGTCGGCGCGATCAGCATAAGGTACAGGTTAAGCCCTGTCCCGCTTACGTTCCATGCTCTGCCCACAATCCCGGCGAACATGGCGACGGCTGCGGCTAGTGCAATCTGTTTCACGGGGCGCGGCGAGGCGGCGTATATAAATTCGGCCATTTCACCGATTAGGCCCGGCGGTGCAATCCAATCAAAGCGGGGCGGCGCTTGTGTCTCGACTGTCCCCGGTTCAATCATGCCGGTGTCGGTTTCGGGTACAGGCTCTTGTGTCTTGGCCGCGCGCATAATCTCGGCAACGCGTGCGGTTTGTGCAAAGTCGAGTGTCGGCGGGCGGCGGTCTTCCGCAGCCAATACCATTTTATCAACGTAGTCTTCGCGTGCGGCCTTGGCGCGTTCGCCCAACCTGGAAAGCCGGAACATGCGCTTGATTTGGGCGCGGTTGTGCGTGAAGAACCCGAGTATATCAATCAGCGCAAAGTCGGCTTCTGACTGCGACGTGTAATACTGTTGCCAGTTGCCCGACCATAGGTCGTTGAACTTTTGCGCGTTGGCCGCTTGTTGCGCCATTGCGTACACGGTCATGTCGTCGGCAGTCTGCGGCCTGTCTTGTCCGCCTGTAAAGTCAATGCCGTCTGTCTTCGCGAGCGATTGCCAGAGCCGGTCAAGTTCGGGTTGGCGCGGTTCAATGGCTGACGGGTAATATACGTTCCCCGTCATGGTCATAAAGCGACCGCTTGAATACACTTCAACGAAGTCGCGTTTACGTCCCTGCGGTACTGTCCCGCGTACGATAATGTGCAGCCCCGCCCCTGACGGGCTCAACTCGCTGTATGAGTTGAGTTCGCGAAATATCTCTGTCTGTCGCTTCTCGATATGCGGCGCGTCAATGCGGTTGCCGTCGTCGTCGCGTACAGGGTCAAGGTCAACGAAGGTGTAAGGGTCTTCAGACGACAGCACGTAGCCTAAGCCGTCCCAACCGACACGCGCCATAACCGCCGCAAGGCAGGCGTCAAAGTCTGACCATGTACGCGCGTCAGTGCTGCTTGCGTGACGGTTAGTCAGCGGGTTGTATGGGACTTTGGTAAGCTTGGCTTGGTTCTTAACGTGTTCAAACCGCCAGACAACCCATTGTCGCAACAACCGCAATTCGTGCGGAATGTTGTTGTACACTTACAATACCAATTCGTTGCCGGTCAGGAAGACGTACAGCCGTTCGGTGCGATGCACGCACGGGCGCTTGTATTGGCGGAAACGCTTCAGCCAACGGTATTCAAGGCCCGTCTGTTCGGATATCGCAGGTAACGTCAGCGTTCGCGGTCGTTTGTCTAATGCGGTACGCGCGGCGGCATACAGCTTGCTTGTGGGCAGTTGTTGCAATTTCCGACCCCTGGCCTGTCACTTAACGTACGAAGAAAGCAAAAAGCGGGCCTTGTCTAGTCCTAAAATCGGCCTAGCCGGGGATTGACAAACACGGGGCGGCATGTTTCCGTCGTTATGCACAACAAAGGGACTACCTGGAAATGACCGAACAAAACGCCGTTTTCGTCGTACCTGACGCGTATAAACAGCTTTGGGGCGAGACAGCCGAACAACACCGCGACCGCCTGCTTATGGCATGGGAAGCAAGCAAGACCGCGCTTGACACGGCCAAGGCTAACGAAATGGAACTGCGGAAGACGATTGCCGCGCTCGCATTCCCTGACGCGAAGGAAGGTACGAACAAGCTTGACCTTGGCAAAGGTTACGAACTGAAGTTCGTACGCGAGGTTGAATACGTCTTCCCGGCGACGCTGTCGCGCGACGCAATCGCCAAGGTTGAAGACGAGATTGCCAAGACAGGCAACGAAGGTCAATTTTTGGCTGACCGCCTGTTCAAATGGAAGTGCGAGCCGTCCAAGTCGGAATACAAGAAACTTGACCTTGCCAACCCGACACACGCCGCCGTCAAGAAACTGTACGACAGCATTCTGACGACGAAAGACGCCGCGCCGAAGCTGGAAATTAAAGCGCCGAAAGGCAAGTAACCGGGGGATACAATGGCGCTGTTTCATGTCATTGACGACGCGTTCGCAATCCTGCGGTCGCGAGGGGTGTACAAGCAGGCGAAGCTTTACGAACGCAAGGGGCGTGTGTACGCCCAACACGGTTCGGGCTTCATTGCCATGTCACGCAACGGTACGACGGCCCCGAACGTAAGCGTTGACGAGGTTGAGGGCATTACGCCAGCCTTTGACGACATGGGGCGTATGTACAAGTCGCACCGCGACATACCGAAAGGCTGACATGGCTATCCCACATATTCAAAGCACGAATACCGTTGGCTTGTCTCACGGTATCAAGCTGCTTGTGTACGGCCTGTCGGGTAAGGGTAAGACCGTGCTAGGCGCGAGTGCGCCCCGTCCCCTGTTTCTGTCGGCTGAAAACGGGCTGCTGTCGTTGCGGCGGTTCAACCTGCCCTTTATCAAGATTGACAGCCTGTCCAAGCTTCGCGAAGCATTCGACTATTGCGAGACACCGAAGGCCGCGCAATTCGACACAATCATATTGGACAGCCTTAGCGAGATTGCAGAGATTGCCCTAGCCGAACAGAAGGGCAAGACCAAAGACGGTCGCAAGGCTTACGGCGAAATGGCGGACATTGTTACGCAAATCGTCAAAGACTTCCGCGACCTACCGCGTAAGCATGTCGTGCTTATCTGCAAGCAGGGATACGCGACAGACGGACAAACCGGCGCACGCTACGCGCAACCGTCATTCCCTGGAAAACAACTTGAAGAAAACGCGCCGTATTGGTTTGACGGCGTGTTCCAACTCGAAACTTTCCCCGGCGAACAACCGGGGCAAATTATCCGGGCGCTCCGCACGCAACCGGATCAATACACCCAAGCGAAAGACCGTTCCGGCGCGTTGAACGTTTGGGAAAATGCGGACCCGGCGAGCGGCGGGGGTCTATCCGCAATCTTTGCAAAAATGCTCGCCAGTCCGGCGGCTTAACAAGAGAGGCAATACAATGGGAATGCAATTCGCATTCAACGCGCAACAGTACAACCCGAGTTTCGGCGGCGGTTCGTCGCTACCGCCCGGCAAGTACAAAGTCGTCATTTCCGACACGAAGCCGGAACAGACGAAAGACGGACAAGGCGGCTATCTCGCCGTTACGCTCAAGGTCATTGACGGCCCAATGAGCGGCGGCGAGCATATCGACCGGCTCAACCTTCACAACGTCAATCAGAAGACGGTTGAGATTGCACACGAACGGCTTGCCGGGTACTGCGTGTGCATCGGCGTTATGGCGTTCCAGAACACCGCCGAACTGCACAACAAGCCGTTCGGTGTTGAGATTGGGCCGCAGAAAGACGCGCCGGAATACACCGAAGTCAAGAAACTGTTCGACGCGAACGGCAACACGCCGGTCAAGGGCGGCGGACAACCGCCCGCGCAACCGCCGCAACAGCCGTACGGCGGTCAACCGGCCCCCGGCTTCCAGCCCCCGGCGTCACCGCCTGCACCGCCCCCGCCGCCTCCCCCGGCGTCTGGCGGCTGGCCTGCTGCTGGCGGCGCTCCCGCTGCACCGGCTGGCGGCGGCTGGCCTGGAACGCCCGCCCCGGCGGCTCCCGGCGGCGCGGCCCCTTGGGGGCGATAAACAGCCCCCGCCGTACACACCCGAGTACCAAGCGAAAATGACCGCTTATTACTTCGGTGTCGCGAACGGGACACTAGACGCGGTAATGGACATTCCATTTTAACCGCACGGGGGCGGGCTAACGCTCGCCCCCATTTTCTTACGGGGCTTGACATGTTTGACAAAGCAGCACTGAAAGCAAGCCTTGAAGCGAGCGTTGAGGCATACACGCGCCTTAGCATTCCAGCCGAACACCGCAAGCACTTGGGCGCGTCACTCGCCGGTCGCGACTGCACCCGCTACCTATGGAATACGTACCGTTGGCTACTGCTTGAACAGCACGAAGGCCGTATGCGCCGGTTGTTCAACCGGGGACACCGCGAAGAACAAGTGTTCATTGACCTGTTGCGCGGCGCGGGCTGGAACGTATGGGACATAAACCCGGCGACCGGAACGCAATACCGCATTGCCCACATGTCAGGACATATCGGCGGCTCGCTTGACGCCATTGTCCAACCGCCCGGCGTGAACTGGCACGCTATAGGCGAGTTCAAGACGCACAACAACAAGTCATTCAATGACCTTCGCAACAACGGCCTGCTTGCGACCAAGCCCGAACACTTCATACAAATGAGCATTTACGGGCGGTCGTACGAGACTGACAAGGGCCTGTATTGCGCCGTCAACAAAGACACTGACGCGATTGAATGGATACCCGTTGACCTGGATTTTGGCGCGGCTGAAGACGCCATGCGCCGAATGGAACACGTTATCGGGTTGCGCGAGCCGCCAAAGAAAATCAGCGAAACGCCGACATTCTGGAAATGCAAGTATTGTCACTTCAACGGTATCTGTCATTCGGGCGAAGCACCCGAAAAGAACTGCCGTTCGTGTCGTCACGGCGCACCGGCTGCGGCGGGTGAATGGCATTGCGAATTGCACGGGCAACTTATCCCTGACGGTATTATCCCGGTCGGGTGTGACTATTGGAAACGCCTTGTATGAAGTGCGATTGCGGCGAAGACATTGCAGCGGAAGACGGGCCGAAGTGCGCTTACTGCCTTCGCGCTGAAATGCTGCTTGAAGAACGCGCCGACTTACTCGCGACAGGCTGCTTACTTGGCGTGTACTACAGTGAAAAGAAACGTACTTGGCAAGCCGTCTTTGATAGCGAGGAAGGCTTACGATACACTAAGCACGGCTTCAAGACAGCAAACGCCGCCGCGCTACAGCACGACGTTTACGCGCTTGCGTGCGATGGACGTTGGGCCGTGCTGAATTTTCCCGAGCCCGAACTATGATTGTACAACCCGCCTTTGACGAACGTTGGTACTTAGAGGAAGCTGTACAGTCCCTCTTTGACTACTTTGAAGCGACCGCCGGAATGGACGGCGAACACAACCCGCTTATCGCCATGCCGACAGGTACGGGCAAGTCGGCGGTCATTGCTAAGTTTATGCGTAAGGCTTTCGCGCTGTACCCGGCGACGCGCGCAATGGGCCTTACTCACGTCAAAGAACTGATACAGCAAGACGCGAACGCGATTAGGCGCGCATGGCCGAACGCACCGCTTGGCATATACAGCGCGGGCCTAGATCAGTACGACAACGTGTCGCCTATCGTCTTCGGCGGCGTGCAATCGGTCAAAGGTAAGTTTCCGATCTTTGGACACCGCGACCTGTTGTTTATAGACGAATGCCATTTGTTGAGCCCGAAGACTGACACGACGTACCAAGCCGTCATTAGCGACCTAAAAAAGACGAACAAGAAACTTAAGATTGTGGGCTTGACCGCTACGCCTTACCGGCTTGGTCTAGGTCACATGACGAACGGCGGTATATTCACTGACGTTTGTTACGACTTGTGCAACCGCGACAGCTTCGCGCGACTGATAGCGGAAGGCTATATGTCGCCGCTCATTCCGAAGCGTACGAACACGCAACTTGACCTGTCTAACGTCAAGCTTGTCGGCGGCGAATACAATCAAGAGCAACTGCAAATCTCGATTGATAAGGCAGAGATTACGCGCGCTGCGTTGCGCGAAGTCGTTACACACGGGCAAGACCGCAAGTCATGGCTGATATTCGCGAGCGGCGTTGAACACGCCGAACATATCGCGGAAGACCTGCGTACGTACTTCCATATTCCCGCCGCCGCCGTTCACTCGAAAATGACGGACGCGCAACGCGACAAGGTTATTGAAGACTTCAAGGCCGGGCGTATTCGTGCAATCGTCAATCAGAACGTTCTAACTACCGGGTTCGATCACCCGCCGATTGACTTGATAGCCGTGTTGCGCCCGACCATGTCGCCGGGCCTATGGGTACAAATGCTTGGACGCGGTACGCGCCCGTACGACGGCTTCAACCCTAAGCAATACCTGGTTGGCTTCAGATACAAGAAACTGAATTGCCTTGTACTCGACTTCGCAGCGAACACCGAACGGCTAGGGCCGATTGACGATCCTGTCATACCGAAGAAAAAAGGCGACGGCCCGCCGGGTGACGCACCGATACGGATTTGCGGCAACTGCGGAACGTATAACCATGCAAGCGCGACCGTGTGCAGCAATTGCGGCGTCGTCTTCCCGAGACAAGAAAAGCTGAAGACATTTGCGAGCGAACTTGCGCTTATGTCAGCACTCGACACGACGCCCGACGAACGCGAATACGACGTGCAACGCGTGATCTATCAAGCCCACACGTCGCGCGCCGGGGCGTCTTCGGTCAAGGTCGTGTACTACGTTCACGGCAACACGTTCTTTGAATACGTGTCTGTTGAAGGTGGCGGGCTTCGTGCAAAGCGCGGTCGGGATTGGTACAGGATACGAGAGAAAGCACGCGGGGCCGAACCGCCAGACAGCAACGCCGACTTGCTAGAGCTATGCCCTGACCTTCGCATACCGGCCAAGATCAAGGTTATAGTCAACCGCGAGTACCCCGAGATAACGGGGGCCATATTTTGAACCTATGGCCGGAAGGCAGGACACGGGAAGAACGCATTGCACTACGCGAGGCGGAAGACAAACTTAGGGCCGAACTTTGGGAGCAACACAAGTTGCTTGAAGTCGGTTCGGACGAATGGCGGAACAGCGAGTTTATGCGCTTCACCGCCTGGCTAAACCAAAGGTACGAAGAACTAGAAGAACTGTACGGCAACGTCAAACATAAGGAACCTGACGACATGGCTACGCGTGGAAGAAAACCGGCGAAGAATGGACAAGCGGACAAGCTGCTTACCGCGCTCGCCTTCGTGAAAGTCGCGACGAAAGATACGGCGCAAGGCGCATATCAACAACACGTACACATTGGCGGCAATCGCATTGTCGCCTTTGACGGCGTGATTGCGGCGTGTCATCCGATAGAGGAAGACTTTGTTGCATACCCGAACCTGGAACAACTGACCGCCGCGCTTCAGTCGTGCGGCAAGCAACTGTCGTTGACGGTTGAAGGCGACGTTGTGACGGTCAAGGGCGACAAGCTGCTTGCGACTGTTCAATGCCTCCCGCCGGATGCAATGCACGTCGTCGTACCTGACCCGCAAGCGTACGTGATTGACGACGCTATCAAGGCGGCGCTTGAAGTGTGCATGAAGTACACGCGCGAGGGCGCAACGCTTGTGCATGAAACGTCGGTACTGCTTTGCGCCAATTCGGCGTACGGTACGGACGGCAAGGCGATTGTTGAATACTGGCATGGTACGAACCTGCCCGACATGATCTTGCCGCGCGCCTTTTGCGCCGCCGTCGTGAAAGCGAAGTCAAAGCTTGTGGGCTTCGGTTACGGCAACGGCTCGTCTGTCACGTTCTACTTTGACGACATGTCTTGGCTGAAAACGCAGTTGTACGCCGAAGGCTACCCAATGCAGGCGAGGAACGTATTGAACGTCACGGCCAACCCGCTACCGCTCCCGGCTGACTTCGTGACGGCGGTACAAGCTGTCGCCGCTTTCAGCGAAGACGGCTCGTTTATCATTGAAGACGGCAAAGTTGCCGCGTTCTTCCAAGGCAACGAAAGCGCGGCTGAATACGACGTGAAAGACCTTAGCACGGTACGCCGTCTGCGGTTCAATGCGTCGTCAATCGCGAAGGTTGCCGAACACATGAAGCTTGCCGACTTCAACACTGACCCGGACAAACTGCTTTGGTTCGGTGACAGCGTACGCGGCGCGGTTATGCGGATTGCGGAAGTCTGACAATGTTGTTTGACGGGGGCGTACACAAACGCGACGTTGGGTTACGGATGCACGCGCCAATACCGGAAACGGGTTGGCGTGCGCCTGACTTCCTGCCTGACCTGACGGACGCGTACGCTATCTCGTTTGACACCGAAACCAAAGACCCCGAGCTAGAGGAAGCGGGGCCAGGTTGGGGCCGGGGGCGGGGTCATATCGTCGGGGTCGGGATATCGGCTGTATCGCGTCAGGGCGACCGCTGGCGGGGGTATCTGCCGGTCAGGCATGAAGTCGAGCCGGAAACGAACCTAGACCCCGCCCGCGTCTTCCCTTGGCTGAAAGCGCAACTTGAAACCAAGCACATAAAAAAGGTTGGCGCTAACCTGCTGTACGACGTTGGTTGGCTGACGACAGAGAACATTTACGTTGAAGGCGAGTTGCACGACGTACAGTTTGGCGAAGCACTGATTGACGACACCGCCTTTGTTGCACTCGACATACTCGCGCAAAAGTACCTTGGCGAGAACAAAGACACTTCGCTTTTGTACGAATGGATACGCGAGAGTTACAAGCCCCGGAAGAACCGCGAACGCGCGTTTATTTACAAGTCACCGCCGCGCCTAGTCGGGCCGTACGGCGAAGCTGACGCCGACTTGCCGTTACGCATTCACGACATACAAATGCCGATCATTGACCGAGACGGCTTGTCGTACGTGTACCGCCTGGAAAATGACCTTATACGCTTGCTCGTCAAAATGCGATTGCGCGGCGTACGCGTTGACCTTGGCAAAGCCGAAGAACTGATACACGTACTGAAAGGCCGCATAGGCCAGTATTACAAAGAACTTGCCCACAAACACGGCGTCGCGATTGCCAGCGTGAACAGCGGCGCGCAACTCGCTAAGTTGTTCGATCACGCGGGCGTACCGTACCTGCGTACCGAAGTCAGGGAAGACGGTAAGGGCGGCAACCCGTCGTTTCGGAAGGAATGGCTTGAAGCCCTTGAACACCCGATTGGTGACGATATCAACAACATACGCAAGCTTGAAAAGTGCGTTGGTACGTTCCTGCAAGGTTACATTCTCAACAAGAGCATTCCAGAGAACGGAAACAATCAGTACGGCGTATTGCACGGTTCGTTGCACCCGCTGAAAGACGACGACAACGGCGCGAAGACCGGGCGCTTTGCGTCTTCCGATCCGAACTTGCAGAACATTCCCATTCGCACCGATGAAGGCAAACTTATACGCGAAGCCTTCGTACCGTTTGACGGTCACTTGTGTTGGGAGAAAGACGATTATTCACAGATTGAATATCGTATGCTCGCACACTACGCCGTTGACAGCGGCGACGGGTCAGCCGAACGCTTGCGCCAGTCGTACCGCGACGATCCGTCAACCGATTATCACAAGTACGTACAAGGCAACGTCAAGGCCCTAACGGGTATCGAGATTGACCGGCGACCAATCAAGAATATCAACTTTGGTCTAGTGTACGGTCAGTCGCAAAAGTCGCTTGCGTACAAGGCGGGCTTCACACGCGCCGAAGCTGACGCAATCTTTAGCGCCTATCACAAGGGCGCACCGTACGTTAAACCGACACTGAAAGACATTGCCGCCGAAGTGCAGCGCGAAGGCTGCATACGGACCATTCTAGGGCGGCGCGTTACCTTCAACATGTGGGAACCTAATTACTATGAAAGCGAGCAAGACGGCTCGCGCATTCGCCGCACGCCGCTACCGTTTCACCTGGCCGTACGCGAGTACGGAAGCAACATTAAACGGGCTGGCGATTACAAGGGCGTCAATTACAAGTTGCAGGGTTCCGGTACGGGCGACGTAATCAAAGTCGCCATGCGCGAAGCCGATCAGTCAGGCGTGTTTGACTTCATCGGCGTACCCATGTTGCAGGTACACGACGAACTTGACTTCAGCGTCCAAGACGACAGCCCGGCGCAACAAGAGGCTTACCGCTTCATGCGTCACACGCTCGCTAACTCGCTGAAGTGCGCCGTACCCATTCTTGTTGACAACAAGCGGGGCGCTAATTGGGGCGTCATTGACTAGTTGTTAAGACTTGTCGCGTACAACCTCTGTAACAACAGAGGAACGGCAGACATGACGACGCAAAAAGAACTGACTTGGGGTGACGTGTTCGCGGAAGTCGAGAACACCCGCACGCTGACAACGGAAGAAACCGTTAACTGCCTGTTCGCCGCGTTCGCTGACATGGTCGCGGAACTGGCGGATTCGGGCAAGATCCTGAAAGCCGCTTAACTCATTGAAATTGCAGAGGTTTCGCCTGTTCGTGTCGGCCGATCGCTGCGGACAAAAAGACAACACCCGCCGGGGGGACTAAGCCCGGCGGGTGAAGCTGCACAACAGGCCCGAGGGGACGCCTTGGGAGCCCCCTTATAGCCGAAGCCGGGCCGGGGGTCTAGGGGCCAACCTTCGCGGCTGTCGGCTCTTTGGTCATGGCGCGAAGGATCACGCCGCCGACTGCCCACACCGCCACGAAGGCCGCTTCAACGGCGCTGAAAGCGCCCTGCACCGCTTCGGCGGTCGGGGGCGGGTTTGTGTCACCGAAGACCCCGAACGCCGCCAGAAGGCCAATCAGGCCCATGACAACGTTAAAGATTGCGGTCTTGGACTTGAACAGTCCTAGAATGGTATTCATGCGAACCCCTGCGTTAGACTACCGTTGACGTTCCCCTTGCCACGACGCGCGACAAGTTGCCGTTAGTCCTAGACCATACCTCAACTTCAAGCAACCCCAACGTCACGGTCAGCGTGATTGTGCTTCCCGACGTGAAGGGGTCAACGGTTGTCCAAGAGCCGCCCGCCACACGCCAACGCATGACATAGTCGGTTCCGGCTTCCGCCGTGCTTGCGGCGTCGTCGTAAAACTTCACGTTGTCCGTAAGCCGGTTGCGCTCGCGCCAGGCAATCGCCGGGCTTGTCGAGTTCGGGACCGTTGCAGGCTGACGCGTTCCGCCGATTGTCAGGTACGCCGGGGGTGACGGCCTGTACGTGCGCTTGTCCATTGTGAAGGCGATATCAACCGCCGACGAAAGCGAGTATTGGCCGCGCGTCGTAATGTCGGTTATGCGAATGTCGCCCGCGTAATCCTGATCGTACGCCGCGTCAGAAAGACCGTCTGCACTCGTCAGGAAGTAAATAGGCGTGTCAACAACGTGAGTTTCAAACGTCGTGTCAAACAGCGCCCGGTGTACGTTGGTCAGGCGGTACGAACCGCCGCCAAGCGAAGTCACCGTGCGGTATGACATTAGCTCGTTTCCGACAAGCATAAGGTTGACACCTTCGCTTTGGATTTGAGCGTCACCGCCGCTTGCGGTTGTGGGTACGAAGTCAGACGGCGCAAGGCCGTAAACTACCATTCCCGTACCGCCGCTGTCAAAGCCGTCGTCGTCAGCCGTCGTGTCAGGGTACAGCGTTTGAACGCGGCCCGAACCCGAGTACGGAACGTTGTCAACAAGCTGCGTATTCGTCGCGAACGCGTCAGTTGAAGCGTACGCGCTGAAGCCGGTTGAAGCCTCGTCAACTTGTTCGGGCAACACCCAAATCAAGCCCTTGCTTTCAAGCACACTCACAAGCGGGCTGTCAGCCTGGCGAACGAAGTAGTACGGCGCACCGATAACCTTGTACACCGTTACGGCGTCAGGTTCCGGCGAGCCGCCGTCCCATTCGCTAGGCGCGGGCGGCGCAATCGTAACAGTGTTGTTGGCGTAAATATCTTGGAACGCCGACACCGTCACCTTGCCGTCGTCTAGTTCGCCAAGGTCAACTTCCTTCACGCGCATAACAAGCCGCTTGATACCAAGGCGGCGACACGTCAGCTTGAAGACGCTGTTAGGCCGCAGCGTTTGCCCGACAGCGCGGTTGCACTTGATATCGGCAGAGAACAGCGGGACAGACAGAGCCGCGCCCGTGCGTGTCGCGAGGAACACGGCAAGGTCAGGGTCGTAACAGCCGGGGTGTGAAAGTTGCGCGCTGCGTACCTTGCCAGTCGCGGCAATGTTGCCGGTGTCTTGCCACACCGCCGGGCTGTTGTCCTGGTAATTGTTCTCACGGTTTTTGAACATTACTCGAACCTGGTTGACCGTATCCGACCAAAGGTTGCGGGTGTAATTCGTAATGTCTGACAGGTTGTCAACGTCAATTTCAGGCAACGCGCTTTCGGTGTAGTCCTGACGCTGAAGCCCAAGAATGAACTTGCCGGTTGCCGTGTCCTGGTACAGCACGCCGTTGACCTGTTTGAGCAATTCCCCGATCAAGTCAGCGCCGCGCGCCGGTTGGGAAACTTGCAGGGACATAAAATGGTTTTCGTCGTACAGCGTGTCGGCTGCGGCGAGGAACGAAGCCGTATCAAGCCTGGCCGGATCAATCCCGAGCATGGCAAATTCGGTCACGCACATGTCGTACAGAATTTCAGCCGGGTTGGCGTCAAGACCGTTTGACATAATGTGCTTGCCTGACGGAATGCCAAGCGTGTTGTTGAAGCAATCAACCTCGATAGCGACAGGTTCAATGTTAGACGATTTGCCGAAGTAGAACCCGCGATTGCTGACGTTGTTTTCGGTGAAGACCAAGTGAGCAATACCGTTGTATCGCGGCGCACCCGCGCCGATATGGTGAGCAAGAAACGGGTCTTGCGTCTGCGGTACGTCGCCGTCGTAAAAGTACACTGTCCCGATAACGCCGCCGTTGCGGCTTTCACCGCCGAACAGTTGAAGGTTGTTGATAACGGCAGAGCCGCCGCCGGTAAGCGTTCCTGTCCAAGCCAGGTACTTGCCGAAATAGATTTTCCGTACACGGACGTTCGGGCCAAGGCATAGCCCTAGCTGCATACCAATGTAATAGTCGTACGAGACGGTAACGCGCTTGCTGCTAAAGATACCCGTTGAAACTTTCTTCGTAATCGCCTTGCCGAGAAACGCGCCCGTCCAAAGCACGTTAGGCGACAACAGCTTGACCGTACCGTACACCTTGTTGACGGGGTCGCCTTCGTTAGAGCGCGGGAACGTGAAGTCAGACAGCGCCGCTTTAACGGCGTCAGTCGGCTTTGTCTTGACGAGAAAGCCAACGGCGAGAAAGATAGCGGCGAAGACCGCGAACCATTCAAACGGGGTCATGTCTAGTCAATACCGCTTACGAAGGGGTTGACGTTCGGAATGAACGGGAAGCCGCCAAAGTTCAATTGATTGTTAAACTTGGTCAGGCAGTCGCCCGCGTACGCCAGGTCGCAGCCAGGGTACAGCGTGACAGCCAAGCCGTAATTGCGTTTCGTCAGCGGGTAAGCGAGCGTTACGACATTGCCCACATGCGACATGATTTGCCGCCGCTCGTATTGCGTCTCAAGAAAGCCCGAACGGTAATACTGATCGGGTCGCCCGCCGTCGTTTTGAACCGTGACAGTGTTTGCGTCGTACGCCGTCATAAACGAAACGAACTTCAGCGCGTCAATGTCGATACCGCAGCGCGCGTTACCAAGTACGTTGTTGCAAGGCGTCTGATACAAGACGGAAGGAACCTCGCCAGACATGGCGCGGGTAATTTCGTTCGGTGTGATAATCTGCCCTGTCTCGCCGGATACGCGTACGTTCGTGACGTTGCCCGACCAATAGATAACAACGTCGGCGGGGTCGTGAAAGCGCGTCAGGGTCAGGTACAAATCGGGCGGCGCGACACCGAAGCCGTACGCCAGTATCAGCTTATCGTCGGCGGGTAGGTCAATCGTCAAATCGCTGTTGCCAGCTTGCGCGATAGTGACCTTGATACGGCTGCGTTTCATGGCCCGCGCAAGGTAGCGTTGGCCGTTATAAATCACGTCTTCGTTGTGCGACGTGTAGTAATACGAATTGAACGTACCGACGAACGCGTAAAGTTCAATCGGCTTGCCGGTGTAAACGCCGCTTTCGTCTGCGTTATACGTCATTGGTCCGTTGTCCGAATGTTGAACGTAACGTCAGTGTACCAAGCATAATGTGTCAGGTTGAAAGCGTCGTCATTCACCCGAGACAGCGGCGCGAGCATGACCTTAGTAACGGCAGGCATGGGATTGGGCAAGGCTTCGTTGAGCGTCAGAACCGTATTGCCGCCCGACAGAGCAACCGCCGTGACCTTGCGGACAATGAGCCCGCCCGCGTGTTCAAACGCGACGAACCTAAAACCCGCGTGCTTCCAATAGTACGTAAAGTATTCGTCGCTTTCGATAGTCGCGAACGAAGACCCGTCAGCCGCAAGCACAAGGTCAAAGTCGTTGCGCCAGGTCGGCGCGAGGAACGGCCTGTATGACCCCTTCGTGTATTCGCAGAACGTGCGGAACCATTCAACGTCAGGCGGCGACACGCTGCGGCCATTCATGCGCGACAAGCGGAAGGTACGCGGCCCTGTCAAGTCGGAACGGTCCCAAGGGTTGACATAGCTGTTGATACCCGGCCCGATATCGAGACGTTCCGCGCCCGTGATTGCCGACTGTTCAAACGTCGTACCGATTGGGCGACGGTCAAGTATCGGGATATCGTCGCAGTCGGGAAGCGTGACGGTCGGCGCAAAGGCGTTCGTCACTGGCGAGATAGTCGCCGCGTCCAATCCGGTAAGTTGCGTGTCAGCGAACGTGTCAGGCGCAACGCGTTTCAGGTTCGTACCGGACGCGACAAAGTTGTACGTCAGCGGCATGATTTGCGCCGCGACAGTGAACACCGGCCCGATAGTGTCAGACAGTCGCGCGCCGTCTGCAAACACCGTCTTTACACGGACGATTTGGAACGTGTCGCCTTCCTGAATATACGCAAAGCCGCCGTTGCGAAGGTTCGTCTTTGACGCGTCGAAATAGATACGCGTTTGACCGGCAAGTGTGGGCTGTTGAAGCTTGGTCTTGTACGGCCAATGCGGCATAGGAACCGGCTTGCCTAGCTCTGTCCAAATCGCGCGCCAGACGCGGCGAAGGTCAGGCGTGTTGTCGAGTGCGAAGCGGTGCGTAAGTTCAACGCGCGGCGACGAACGAATTGCAATGCGCTGTTCTGTTCCGTCGTCTGACGTGATTACGTCAGTGCGCCATTTCCAGCTTTCGTCAATCGGTTCTTCCGGCAGTACCCAATTGAACGGGCGTTGAATGACCTTGCCCACAATGAGCGCCCCGGATTGTGTGACGCCGCCGTTGGCTGTCTGTTCGGCAACAATCATTGCGCCCGATTGGAACGTATGAAGGGGCGCGTTCAATACAGCGATAACAAGAGCGCCCGACTGTTCAACCGTAATCGGCGGTGTCGGCGGTATTGTGTCGTCGTCCCAATCAAGCATAAGCGACATGAAAAGGAACGCGCCGCTTGTCGCGGTAAAGTCAATGTCAAAGCCGTCAGTCGTGAAGCCGTCAAACATGCCGACGACAGCGCCAAAGTTCGCGGTGTCGCTCTTAATGATAACGTGACCGTCTGCAAGCGACTTGACGGCTGCAACTGTCGGGTCAGTGTTGTTCTGATTGCGTAGCGCGTGAACGCCGACTTTCAGCGGGTCGGTTTGATCCGTAACCATTCCGACAAAGTGCGAAGCAAGCGCGGCGGTTTCACCTTGCGGGGTGTTGATAGTCGTGTTGCCGCCGCCGACAAGCAGCGCGGTACGCGGTTGGAAGCCCGCCCCGGTATAGCTTTCAATCCCGGTCGTTGCTTTGGTCAGGAAGTCGTCAAGGTGCGCCCGAATGCCAGGCATTTTCACGGCGAGGAATGACGCAAACTCGCTAGACGCAGACGCGCTAGGCGTAATGCTGTAACCTTGGCTGTCGTAAGAGCCGATAACAACATTGTACACGTTTGTTGGGTTCGGGGTCGCGCCGGTAAGCCGGTTCAATATGCGGTTGTCGTACAGCGAAGCGCCGGGGCGCGAGACAGTCAGCGTACCCGCGCTTTCAACGTTCGTGAAACAGCGTTGCGTGTCTGCACCGTCATTCAAGCCGATACCAAACGACTTGACCGCGCCGCCAGTGCTACCCGTCGCCGTGCGGAACGCCGAAGCGGCAAACACAATGTCAGGTTCAAAGTCAGGCGCGGTAACGTCAATCGCTGACGTACCCGTCCCCAAGTTTTGCGCGTTCAAGTGCGCTTCAACGTCTTCGCCCGCCAGAACAAGAATTGTCCAACGGCGAGTTTGCGACAGTGAAATTGGCGCGTTGAGGAAGTTGATTGAAATAAGATTGTCAGCGAAGCCGACTAAGCGAACGTCCCAATCCTGGCTAAACGTACTGCCGGTAAATTCAAGCACGTTGTTGTTGTAAATACGCGAGTTGACTTGCGTACTGCTACCGTGTGCATGGTTTGACGCGTGCGTGTGTTGCGCGTCCGCCGCCGTCGCAAAGCTGTAGTGCAACACCGGGCCGCGCGTACCGCCGCCGATTGTTTCGGTTGCGTCGTTGCCGGGGTCATGGCTGACCCCGACCATAATAATTGCTTTCGGCGTACGCCCGCCAAGGTCAACCGGAATGTCAACAATGCCTTTGGCGGCTTGCTGGAACGTCACGACAGCCGCGTACACGTCTTCAAGCGTCGGCGTCGTTGAGTTGGTCGCAATCCCGACCATGATAAGTTGCTTGGCCCCGGCCCCGGCGGCGGTGTAATCAAGCGTGACGCCGTCCGTAATCCATGCGCTGACGCTGGCGACGTGTTCAAGTACAGTCGTGTTGTTGCCGAGTGCGAGTACGTCGCCCACACGCGCCGCTGAATAGGTGTCTGACGGGTCGGCGGCGGGGTTTATCGCCATGCCGTACACGCCTTGCGCTGACGCGTTCGCTACGCCGAAGCAAGCGCCGCTTCCGGCTGTCGTGTCGCGTGCGCCGCCGCTAACTGCCGTGTTCGTTGAACCAAGCAAAAACAGCGTGTCAGGGTCAAAGCCGAAGCCGGTATAATTCTGCGTCCCCGTGCTTGTCTTGGTCGTACCGGCCTGTACCTTTATGTCGGCTTCGCCCAACTTCAACGCCAGGAAGTTTACGCGCGAAGCTGTCACGCTCCCGAGTGTACCAAGCGTCGTCGTCACGTCAAAGCCTGACGCGTTGAAGTTGGTAATAGACAGCGCCGCGCCTAGCGTACCCAAGGTCGGGTTTGCGAGAGGAAGCGCGGCGGTCGGGTGTACATACGAAGACGGCGCGGGACCGGCTGCAACGGCGTCGTCGTCGCTGTAGCAAATCCCCATTTGCCCGTTACCGTTGGTCGCCCAACCCATAGCAAACGCAAGGTCGTTGAATTGTCCGCTTAGATCGGCCCCGGCGTGCCAAGGCGTGCAAGCGAACACTAGGTCAGGCTGAAAGCCCGCCGTTGCTGAAACGCTGCTGTTGCCGGTCGCGTTCGCGACTGTCCCCGCAATCGCGCGTACGTCACGCCCGGCGTAAAAGATTGCAGTATATCGCGACGCGCCGCCGCCGATATTCGCGAAGTTAAGGCGTATGCCGTTTTTGATAAAGGCAACAGCGGAAGCGCGAACGTAGTTGTTCGGTGTGTTGATAACGCTTGTGTCTGACCATTCGGACCCGTCGTCAGACGCCGCCGTATTGTCAAGTGAGTACATAGCCGACGTGCGTTGGTGTACCCCGTCGTACACGCCGACACTGAAGGTTGCGTTAGGGCCGTCAGCGCCCGCGCTGCTGTCGAGATAGTCGCCGCCGAAAATGATACAGCCCTTGGGCGTGTGACCGCCAAGTTGGCCGCTGTCTGTAACGTCTAACAGCCCGATTGCAGCCGGGCTGTCAAAGTTGACGATTGCAATAATAACTTCCGCAGCCATTACGCAACCTTGCGAATGTAAATTTGCATGTCTTCAACGCCCGCCACGTCCCAAGGCAAGCCCGTATCGGGGTCAACTTGGAACAGGTCGTTATAGTACCCCGCCGTCGTCGTTGGCGAGTGTACGTCCCCGTCGCCGTCAACAGCATTCGACACAACGCCTTGTTGGAATGTCGCCGTTCCGGCGCTCGCTTTCGAGACAAGCGAGAAACGTTGAACCGCCTTCACAAGCGAGACGTTGCCGACTGCGAATGTGGGCATTTCAAAGTCGCTGCGGTCGCCAGGTGACGCGGCTTCAAGGTAGTCGGCGTCAGGCGGAATGTCGTCAATAATGACGTACCCGACCGTACCCGTTGACTTCGTCCAATCAGCCGTTGCGGTGTCGGCGTTCGGCATGTGCGTAAACACCGAACAGTCACCGATAAAGTCGTCATTCTCGCCGCCCAAGTCATCCCACAATACAAGGTCGTCAATGTACCAATTGCCGAAGCCGTTGCTTCCCGCGCGATCTTGGAACGAAACTTGTTCGGCGGTCGCAGCAGCGCCAAGGTTCACGCCGCTAACGTCAATAACGACAACTTCGTTGACGCGTACTTCGCATTCGCCGCCCGATCCGGCGAACGTGTACTTAACTTCAACATGGTTCCAAGTGTCGGCGGCGAGTACGCCCGCCGCGCTGCTAAACAAGGTCGTACCCGCGCTGTTGCGAAGACGGATTGCGCCGGTCGTTGCAATCGTCAAGCAGCACATGCGGTTGTTGAACGTGTCAGACACGCGCGCCATTTGCAACGCGTCGTCAGCCTCGCTTGAAGGTAGCACGTCAACGCGAACAGCGAACGCGACGCCGACAACGTCTTTGGGCGAAGCGAAGGCGAGACGCATAGACGAGCCCGCCGCGTCAGGCCCCGACCATGCGTTGCCGTTCGTGCGGCTGATAGACGACTGCGGACCCGAGCCCGCCGAAGACCAATTGCGTTTGAGCATGTTAGCGAGCCCGGTTGCGCCGGTCCCGTAATGGTCAAACCCGTCAGCGTAAAATACCGCCATGTTCCTACCCCGCCGCCGTCTGTTTCACTACGTCGGGATTACGACGCAGAATGTTTAGTACAACCGCTTCGCCTTCCGGCGTATCGAGTGCAGACAATGCCTCTTGCGGGTCAATCACGTTCACAACCTTGACGGGTACGTTGACTTGCGGTGCAGCCGCCGCAGCTTGTCCGCCGCGCCCGCGCTGTTGCGCCGCCGTCTCGACTGTAACCCGCTCGCCTTTCGTAACGCTCATTTGAATAAGGTTCGTGTCAATCCCGGCCTTACCGCCAACCGTGAATTGTCCGCCGTCTGCGAACGCGCCGACGTTTTGCGCTTTGATATTCGCGACGTTGACGGCGGTTGTTGCCGCGATACCTGCGGCGGCTGCGTAGTTGAACGGCGGCGGGATAGTCGCAAGGGTCTTTTGCACGGCAAGAATACCGTCAATAACCGCTGTCGAGATTGCAGCGGCTTTACCGATTGCGGCAAGTTTCTTGTTACCCGATTGTGCGAGCCCGGCGAACGCGCTTGTAACAGAACGGTAGTTGTTCAAGCGTTCTTCGTTCGCCTTGACAGCGACGTGAAGCTTGGCGCGTTCCGCTTCCGCGTGCGAGATTTTGTCCGCCTGGCGCAAGCGGTCAATTTCGGCGTACATAGCCGCCATGTTGTCAGTGTAGAACGTTTGCGCCGCCATATCTTGCAGCAAGCTTTGCACGTTGTTTTGCACGCGCAATTGCTGTTCAAGCGCAAGGGTCGTATCGCGAACCGATTGACCAAGGGTCGATTGCGCGAATTGAGCAAACGACATACCCGCCGCCAGTGTGGGCAACAGGGTATTGTAAAGTTGCAGTTGCGCGTTCAATACCGCCTGGTCGTCGCCGTACGCCATTGCGAGCATTCGGCTTTCTTCAACGCCCCGGTTGTAATCGTACAGCGGGTCAGTCGCTTGCTTGTACGCAATTTCAGCCTTCGCGACAGCTTGCGTGTACGCGTCTTGGCTAATCTTGCCTTCGTACATAAGCACGAAGTTAGCGCCAAGCGCCATGTTGTAAGCGTCAAGCGGCCCGTGTGCGTCGTCGTACGCTTGCGCCAGTGCAGTTTGAAACTTCGCGCTGTCTTGAAGCGCCTTTTGCGCGGCAAGCTGCTTGTTAATCCAATCCTGCGTTGCGACGACGCCCTTAGCAAGCGCCGCGTCAACTTGCGCCTGTACGGTTTGTTGGCGCTGTAGTTCGTCGCCAAAGAACCCGGTCAACTTGGTCGCGTTCTCAACGCTCTTTTCGTACTCTGCGAACGGATTTTGCGCGAGTTCAAGAGCGCGTGCGCCTTTCAGCACTTCGCGTTCGTATTCCTGTTGCGTGATTATTCCGTCTCGCAAGAGCCGCGTTGCGCCTTGGAGCGTCGCCGTCCAAGTTTTTTGAGCGCCCGTAACCTCTTCAAGTATTCTATCTGTTTCCTTTTGTACGCGTGCGTACGATTGGATTGCTTGCAACTTTTCCCTGATCGTCGCCAATTCTTGTGCATCGAGAGGTTTCTTTTCCTCTGCAAATCTAAGCGCGATTTGGTCAAGCTGTTCCTGTACGCGGCGAGCGTCAGAAAGCATGTACATTGAACGCGTTTGCGCGTCTAACGCGTCGTTGACCTTTTTGAGTTCTTCAACCTTGTTGAAGCCCTTTTCGTCTTCCTCGCGCGCTTTCTTGGCGGCGATTGCGTTTGCTTCAATCTGATCGTACAGGCCCTTAAGCCCGGTGTCCGCCTTCGCGACGCTGTCGCCCCAAAGGTCGGTAACGTCTCGTACTTCAAGCAAGCCGCGTTTGGCTGCGTCAAACGAAAGTTCTTTGATCGGGTCCGCAACCTTCTGACCGATCAAGCCTGGAAAAAAGTTAAGCGCCGCAATCAGTCCGTTAAGACCTTTGATTGCCAGGTTAACCCCGCCTTCAACAAGTTCAACAATGTAATTCCAAGCAATGTTAAACCCGTTCGCCATTGTGTTAATGGCGTTCATAATCACACCTGGTAGGAAGTTCCAGAGGATTGCCGCGCCCCGTACCGCGTTGACTGCACTGTCAACGAAGAAACCGAACACGCTGTCAAACAGAGGTTTGAGCGGACCAAACGCAGCTTCAGCCGCGCCGCTAATCCGTTGTGCGAATGTCTGGAACACGCCAACGACAGTGTCACCGAATGACACCGTAACGCCGCTTGTCGTCTGTATCTGATCTTGCAGAACGCCAACCGCCCCGGCGGCGAGTGCGAGCCCGGCAATGATCGGGGCGAACTTGGTAGCCAAGCCCACAATCGTACGGCCAAGTTCTTTCAGCACGTTCGCGCCCGGCCCGAACGCCGTAGCGATTTGCGAGCCTTGTTGCAGGAACACGGTCAGCGGCTTTTGTCCGCTCGCCAGGCCAACGACAATGTCGTTAAGCTGGAACAGAATGTTTTGCGACGCAAACTGTTGTTGGCGCGACAGTCCAACCGCCTGGTTGGTCGCGGCGTTCGCTGCGTTTTGTGCAGAGGTAGCGCCTTGAAGTGCGGCTTGCTTCGCACGTTCGGCGGCGGCTAGTCTGTTCTCTTGCGCGGCCAGGCGTGCAACTGCGGCTTCACCGCGAAGTTGTGTCAGTGCAAGGCGCTCTTGTGCTATCTCTGCTTGAGCCGTCGCAATCGCCAAACGCTGCTTTTCGACAGCGGCGCGGGTGTCGGTAATGGCTGCTTGCGACGTAGCAACGTCAAGTTGCTTTTGCGCCCGCATTTGCTTAAGCATGTTTGTTTCAAGTGCATTCGCCGCCGCTGCTAGTTGGTTCATTTGCTGCGATTGCAGCGACTTAACAGCCTTCGCAAGATTGTTTACTTGCGCGTAGCCTTCACGCGCATTCGCGGCGATATCCCGAAGTTTCTTCGGGATAGTACCGTCAATCTTGTCTGTAACCTGAATGTCAACGCGTTCGGTCATGTTGCGGGCTCGCCCCTGTACTTACGCGGTTTGAACCGGCCTGACCCTGTCTGCGTCAGCAGTCGCACGTTCGCGGCTGTCTTCTGTCCAATGACAACAGCGCGTTCAATGAAGCCCGCCGCAGCCTGGCGCGACGAACCGTCATTCAACTTACGAATGTACGGCGCGTTGTTGCTAAGATAGATTGTCTGTCCCGGTTTGCGAAACGACAACAGGTATTCAGCCGTCTTGACTGCCTGGTCGGCTGACTGTCTTTCGGTCGAGCCGCGAAAGCCGACAGCGTACGCCGGTAGGTCAAACATGAAGGGACGGCCAAGGCCGATTTGCCAGTTGGACAGGGCCTTAGAGGTATCGACCGGCGTAACGCTGACAAGGTTCCGCAGCATGGCGAGCGCCGCCGCATTGCCGGGGCTCACAGAGGCTTCAGGCAGGGCCGCAGCGAGGCTTTCCATGCGTTCGGCAAGATCAAGCAGAGTTCCCGCCACTACCGCCCCCGGCGCTTCCCGCCGCCCCCGCCTCCCGGCTTGGGGGGCTTCGGCGTGCGGGCTCGAATGTACTCTAGATAAGCATTATCCATACCCCGGACGAACACAAGCAGATTGTCGGTTTGCTCTAGGTCAAACTCACAATCGTACGCGTATTCAACTACGTCGCGTCGTGCGATCCGTTTAAGCCCCGCTTCGCCAACGTCCCTGTCGCGGTCGAGTTCGTACCATGCGTTGAAGTACAAGCCCAAGCCTGCCCACAATTCAGGGGCGTTGGCGATTTTAGCGGGTAACGGTTCGCCGCTTCTGGCGCACTCGTCACGGTATTGCTGTTCTACTGCCGGGCTAAACTCTTGCCTGTACAGCAGAACAGCAACTAGTTTCCCAACGCTTCGCCTTGCCGCGCTTCGGTGTAGGCTGCAAGTCCGCCCGCCTTCTCGACAAGCGCCGACATAAGGTCGGGCAAGTCGGTAAGCAGCTTCAAGCAGTTTTCAGCGTTGAACGGCAGTTGTTCGCCCGCGTCGTTGTCATCCCCGGTAAGGTCAGCTTTCGACACGTTCCGCCAGTCCTTCACAATGGTATTGCAAAAGACTTCGCGGAAGACCTTGTTGCCGAGTTCCGGCGAAAGGCTCCCCGCTTTTTGTGCGGCTTCGTGCGGTCGCCAGGCGCGTTCAAGCGCGGTCGCATACTGCTTGTTCTGCGGCGACATGCGCGCAATCTTAAACGACACGGGGCCGTTGAAGGTTTCGCTAAAGAGCATGTCAACCCAAACGCCTTCGGTTTCGGCGGCGGGGTTCGTCTTGTACGACTTGCGGAGCGACATAGAAAGGTTTCCTTTGCGGGGGTTAGTGCTGGCGTCTATGCGACGCCAGCGTTGGGAACGTAAGGCATGAAGTGCAGCGCCGCCGTGAAGCCGAACGGGCTTTCAGCAGCGTTGCTTTCGAGCGGGACCATGATAGCCGCGTCTTGCTCAACTTCAAGGCGTCCGCCGCCAAGTGCGATCAGCGGAAGGTCGTACACGATTGCCTTGTTGTCGCGCGAGTAGATAGCGTCAAAGGTCACGTCGTCGTTGTCTTCAATCGCGCCGATTGCCTCAACCGTGCTGAAGTACGCGGTAAGGTCGCCGCTGACTTCAAACCGGCCAACGTTCATATCAAACGCGCCAAGCACGCCTTGCGCCTTGGCCGGTGATACGTTGTTGTTCACAGAGATTGTAAACTCTGTGACCTTGGCGAAAAGCGCGGTCGGGTTGAGCGTCGCCGGGTCAACAATCGACATGCGAAGCCGGTAAACGTTCTTCGCGGTGTTGATTGCGTCTTCGCCAAGCGCGGCAACAAGTGTCGCGCCGACTTGCGAAGACAGCAGCCCTTGCGTACCCGTGCGCCGCGTGTTCGTCATGGCGACGTACGACAGGTCAACCGTCACCTTGGCGTCAGCGCCGGGAAGCGGGCTGTTCCAAGTCATTTCGTTCGCAACGGCCCCTTCAAGGTTTTCCGACTGTACGCCGTTCGCGTCGCGGCCAAGGCTGCGTTGCGTGCGGTAGTACCTGGTCAGGATCAGGTCGGGGTCGTCTTCGTTGCGGAGCATGTCACCGAAGAACATACGGATATCAAGCCCCGTGCCGGTTTCGGCTTGCGGCGTGAACGTCGTCTTGTCGAAAGTGATAGACGCCGCAGCGATACCGCCGTTGGCGATACGTGCGTAACCCGGCAGGTTGTTGACGAACTTGTTAGCCGTCGCGTCGCCGCCGATGAAAACCCATTGACCTTCAATCAGGCCAAGGGTCGTGTAATCGTCCGTACCGCTCGCGCGTGTCAGGCGCATGACGCCAGCAGCAACCGTCACGTCAACGCTTCCGTTGTCGAATTGGTAGCCAACAAGCTTCAGCTTGGCGGCGGCGGGCGGTACAGCCTCGTCAGCAAGCGCGCTTGACGTGCTGACATGTCCGCCGGTCACGCCGTTGACGACGTGCAAGGCGTTGTTCGCGGCGTTCGTGAAGCCGGAACCGAGAACAAGCGAGCCGACAACGACGTTGGCCGGGTTGTTCATAACGAAGTCATCCGTTGACGCGACCGCGTAAGACGGGCGCGACATGGTATGCGTACCCGTACCGGCGTCGGTAATGTTGACCGGGACCGGCGTTGACGCAACCGCGTTCGCACGCGTCGCGCAAAGATAGAAGGTGTTGGCGTTGATAACCGCAACCCAATAGTCGGTTGCAGCCGCCAGGCCCGCCGGTAGCGTCGTCGTGCTGGCGACGTTAAACGGGCCGTCGCCGGTCGTCAGGCCGTGCGCCGCAATCGTGACAACGTCCGAAGCGGCGGCGGTGAAGGCTTGCGAGAATGCCGCGCCCCATGCAACTTGTTCGGCTGTCTTGCGAAGGTTCGCGAAGAAAAACCCTTGCAGCGGCCATTGCATGTTACCCATAGTAACGTCTTCGTTGAACCCGCCGTCAGCGTCAAGGTCGGTAATAACGCCTTTCTTGTTCTGGCGAGACGGCGAAAACGGGCGACGCGCGGTCATGCTGTAGTTGCCGCCGAAGTCGTCGAACGAGTTCGGTTCGCGCGTGTAGAACACGGGCGTTGCGCTCAACACTTTTGCAGACGCTTCCTCTGCAATGGCGAAACCAACAAGGTTCGCGTCAATCTTATCGGCCATGTGTTACCCCTGTTAGGTCGCTGCTAAAGTGTCGTACTCATGTTCAACCGTGACGTTCAATCGGTATGACTTTTCGTCGTCGGCAACATT